TGATCTTCCGTAAAAGTAAATTCTGGAGTGATTGCTGTTGTTTTAATCGTATAGTTTGCGTTGTAGGGCAGGCGTGGCCGTAAGCCAAACTTACCGTTAGTGTTCGTTAAACGAAGCAAGAAATTGTATGAGGTTTTTTGCAACCAATCAGACAGGTTTTCACTTTTAGTGACTACGCCATTGAATAGAAAATTATTAGTATCAGTAAAGTTAGCGGCGATGCTAAGCGATGAGTCATCGATTAAATCGCTTGGCAACCTTCCGCTTTGCAGCATTAAATACTTAGCAAGATCAACAAAATTGTCAGAAGGCCCTGTGCCACCGCCAACTATCCTTGTTACCTCAAGACCTTTTCTTATAAACGCACTAATTTGTTTGTTCCAATCCGTGCTCCCGGTAAGAGCTATTTCAAAACTTAGTGTCGTTAAACCGCTGTAGCTACCAGATGTTCCACAGAATGTGGGCATCTTGTGCTCTTGGTAGTTCAGAAAATAAGACCCTGTGGCGCCCGCAGCATTCTTAGTAACCACACTGTAAAGACTGTTGCCTAGCCTATACACTTTGTCTGTAATTGGATTAGATGGTAACGGGTAAAACCCGCCTGAATCTTGGGCAACAACTGCTTCTATGTAATCATCAATTGTGTTGCCAGGAGGCCAACTGCCTGCACGCGCAGCATATCCTTGGTTATACGTCCCACGGCGGCAATTACCGTAGAACATGTCTCTTATTTGAATTGCACCGATTTGGCCTTGGCTAACAACAAGTAGCAGCTTTACATAAATTTCTTCTGTTACTGTTACGTCAGTCCACGTACCACCAGTTTTTATTTTATTAGCGACTACATTGTTAGAAAAACTACCTTCACTTGCTTTTGGAGCGATCATTGCTCCACCTGTTTGCACTCCATTAAGTGCTCTTCGACGACAAAAAACAATAGGTATAGGCTCACCAGTTTTTAAAACTGCTTGAGGGCCTGAAACGTCTGGGTTTCCTTCTGCTGCTTGCGCTTGCAGCTCAGCCACAGATAAACCAGTCTGCGCTGACAGTAGGAATAGAGGTTCGGTAAATTCGAGTGTCATATCTGGAGAGGAACTCCAACTAATGCGTTACTTGCGGTTAGTGGCGGGATCTGCGCTCCAATGGGCGCAAGCGTAGAACCAAGCTCCACTCTAAGCGCAGTGAATGAACCATTCATCCTAGAGACATAACCCAAAAAACTTGCAATTAAAGTTTGTCCTGACTGTGGGCTGGCAATACCTAAGCGAGTGTCAAACTCATATACGCTCAATTCGCATAAATACTTCAACCTTGACGCATCTTGGAGTGCGTTGACAGCTAAGGAAGTTGCAGGAAGTTTTACTTGTATTGATCGCCCACCAAGCGCAGAGGTTTCTGTAATGCCGTCACAAGCAAAAGGGAAAAAGGTATATGCCTTGGCCGATACTGTGACAGTCTGATTTACATAGAAATTTTGCCACAACTGATGGTCCGCTCCACCTGAAGCGTAGATCCTTAAGTATTGGGCTTGACCCCTAAAACTCATTACGAAACTCCCTGGAACTGACGTGAGCCATAACTACGACCACCACGCGAAAGCGATTCTGTTAGCTCTCGCATGCCTTCTTCGAACTGGCCCATTGTTAGATACGTCTCATTGTCTTGCTGCATTACAGGCCCGGTCTGAATGTTGATAGGCCCAACAAATCCGCCATCTGCAAACTGTGGGATTGCCGCACTGCCGCGACTGCCTGACAGAAAGTTATTAGCAAACCCAGCAGCTTTGCTTTGCGGGATAATATATTCAGGCTCGCCACCTTCTCCGACCATTGCAAGCGTTGGCCCATTAACAACTCCACCCTTTGCAAACTGCGGAACAGCCATTTGCGGAATTAGTGGAATATTCGGCGCTGGCAATCGATTGAAGGCAGAAATTAAACGGTTGACAATACCAATAGCACCGTTAACTCCTTTGCCGATTGTTGAAAGAACATTGTTAAAAATCCCTTTAATGAAGTTAACAACCGCTAAGAATGGAGCTTTTACAACATCTGCAATTTTAGTGAATAGACCAACAAACCCATCAAACAATTTTTGCCCAAATCCCAGCACAGGCTTTACATAGTAGTCCATATAAAACTGAGCAGCTTTCTTTAAAACATTGCCTACGATATTAAATGCTGCTTTGAAAAAATCACCAATTGGTTTAAGCGCTTCTGCAATTTGATCCCTAAAAGCATAGATAGCTGCTCCAGCCGCTACAAGTAACAAAACAATGCCTACTGGGCCGGAAAGCACTCCAGCTACGGCAATTCCAAATGCTTTTATTACTGCTGCAAACTGCACAACAACTGGCAACCAGCCCGCAATAGTCGCGCCTATTTGCAACCCCGCTATTGCAGCCAAAGCAGGGCCAGCAGCCGCAATTGCAGGAGCAAGTACAACGAATGCGGCGCCAAGCCCAACAATGGCAGCGATAAGCGTTTTGGCAGGACCAGGCAGTTGACCAAAAGCAGTGATTAATCCACCAAGCGCTTGAACAATTGGAGTCACAGCAGGCAACAATTCTGTGCCCATCGTTGTCGACAAATCAGCCATTGCTTTCTGGAATGCTTTGAAAGCATCCGCTTGTGGCGGCTCTTGCTTAGACAAACCTTCTAACGCCTTGATGATTTCAGCAGTTGTGATTTTGCCTGCGCTACTTAATGATTTAAGTTGCGAGACCTGTACACCCATAGAATCTGCTACAGCCTGACCAATTGCGGGCAGTCTTTCCATGATGCTCCTAAATTCATCACCTTGTAGCACTCCTGAACCTAAAGCTTGGCTTAATTGCAGCATTACACCTTCAGTGTCTGCTGCCGATAAATTCATTTTACTAGAGGCAACATTGACGCCATTAAATACCGTTTCAATTTCTGTTAAAGAAATCCCCATCGGCCGCAGACGGCCATACAAATCAGTGGCTGCTGACGCTGCTGCAGTCTGACCAATCGTAAACTTTTGCGCAGCTTCTGCCGCAAAGCTTTGAAGCCTTGCGGTTTCTCCGTAAGCCCCACTTAAAAGTTTAAGACGTTTGCCTGTGCGATCTGCTTCGACGCCAGCAGAAACAAACCCTTTGACTAGGGCAGCCGTACCAATGCGTGCAAGAGTGCCTGAAAGCGTATTGAGTTTAGAATTTAATGCTTTTGCACCAGCCTGAACTTTGTTTAAAACAGGGCTGACGCTATCTTTGGCGGTCAGGTCAACAACAACAACGCCAGCCACAAGCTCTTAACCGTGTTGCATAAGTCTACCGCTGCTTCGCTTTGCGGCGCATTTCAGCTTCTTCAACTGCTTCTGTTTCAAACAACAGACACCAAAGCTGCAGCTCTTCGCGTGACATCTTTTGCGAAAGCTCAGACAATGTATAGCCCAGTTCACGGGCTACACGCATCTGAATCCTCAATGGATAGTCATTTTTGAAGAGCTTGGCTAGTTTTTTGCTTCGTCCTCAGTAACGTTTCCTTCACCTGTTACAAGAGCAAGCATCAAACCTTGCAAGTCTTCGTCGCGCACGTCGTTTTTAAGCTCGGCCAATTCACCAGCTTTAAACATCCGCTGACCATTCTCATCTGTTGCTTTATTCACAAGCAACTGCAAAGCATATTGAGTTGGATCGTCTGAACCAGATTGCTTTTGTGCGCGTTCACGTTCTGCCATCGTTAGTGGCGTAGACCAAAATTCAAATTCAGCACCATTGCTAAGAACCACAATCCTCTTAACAGGAACAAGGTTTGCAGCTTTTTTTAGGCGATCAAGAGCGCGAAGGCTTGTGCCAGCGGTAGACATAAAAACCTTGAAACAGTAAACAGATATTACTCATAAAAAAACCCCCAGCGCAAGCCAGGGGTATCTTGACCGAAACGATTATCAACTCTTGCTGAGATCGAAGTCAGGCACAGCAGATGGACGGAATGCTACTTCGATTGATTGTGCATCATCAGGAGTAACTGAGAAACTTGCAGATGTCAACACGGCCTCTAAGGAGATCGATCGACTCGCTGATTCGTCAACAGTTCCTGAAGTCACAACGCGGTCAATATAAAGCCTAAATTGCACACCAGATTGTTGGCGCTGAATTACGTCTTCAACTAAGCGTGAAGCAATCGACGTGTCATCGTCTGTGGTGTAGATAGTAGCGCTGCCCGAACCGTCAGCAAATCCCGTGATGTAAGTTTTGAACGGAGCAAATTGACCAAGCGTCTGGCCAATGGTGGTTACATCAATTTCGTCGCGTGTGATTTCAAAGCTCCACTCTCGAACGTCTCCAACCGCTTCAAAATCAGTGTATTTAATCGTGAAAGGTGTTGTCCCATCAGTGCCGTCATTAGAAAGGGCCAGTTCAGAGCCGCCAGCAGTCGCAGCAAAAGTTGCTAAACCGGTTGCAGCTACATAAGTTCTAATAAATACAGGAGTGCCAGCAACCGTTCCGCCAGGCAAAGTGCCTCCCGTACCAGTCCCTAGTGACACTTTGTCATTGAGCTTGAAACCTAAAAAAGTACCAACAGCAATTGTGTTGTTGGCGTTGGTGACGTTTGCGGCTTTAAACGTGCTGTCAGTGCCAGCAGGCTTGTAATAAAGGGCGCCGGACGTACCGGATAACGTGGTTGCCATGGCGAGTTAGCGGTAGTTGGCTTCGTTTCATTGTACGAAGGCATCGAATGTTATGGCTAGTTCTGTTTGAAAAAAAGATGCAGGAGCTGCAGCTTCAACAAAAACAGGGCCATCAGCAGCTTCAAAAATGATTTGGCTGACAGTTTTCCGGTCAAACAAATCTTTGAGCCTTTCAGCAACCGTCAAGTTATCGCCAGTACCAACACCAATCGGGCTAAAAACATTGATTACCAAGATGCCTGCTTGGCGATTGCTGCCAGTTGTAGGGCCAAGCAACGTGGCGTAATTGCTTGCACCGAAACGGATTTGTGCCTTGACCCAAGTGCTGTTATTAGGCGGCGTGAAGGGCACGTTCTCAAAGCTCACCTGATATGCAGGCGATGACGCTAGTTCAGTTGCAATGCGTGCTTCGATTACTTGCCTGATGTCGTTGTAAGTGCTGGTCATCCACGCCTCACGATGCTGGCCCAAATGCCAGGGATTGCATCTCTAGTGTCCTTCCCTGCAAGCTTTTCAGGCCAGCCAGCCATTAAGCCAAAACGTGACCTGAATTTTGGCGGTTTGCCCCAAGAAGGCGGCATGTTTTTGCCAAAGGTGATTGCTTCGCCATAATTCTGAGTGTTGTTAACGATTCTTGCCGTCAACCCTTTGTCTGCGTAAACAGGCGGCTGCCAATTTGATTTAAAAGTGCCTCCGTTGACTTCGCCTGTTGGGCTGTATTCAATTAACTTGTTCCGCAAAACCACAGAGGCTTCACGGACAAGCTCTTGCACTTTGTCTTCGCAGTAGCCAGAAATTTGAGGAATAGTGATTCTTACTTGTGCCATTAGCCCCTCAAGATCAGTTCAAAAGTAATCGCTACGCCCTCTTGCTCCACTGTGTTGACTGTAATAATTTGATACACAACCGAGCTAATAACGGCCTTGTCTTTTGTCCCGGGCGCAGAGGGTAGGTCAGTAGCTGCGACAACAAGGCGCTTGTCTTCTGCCTGAATCAAGCCATTTGCTTCGCCTTTAGTAACCCCTTCAAGAACTCCCTTCACGACGCTGTCGCTTGTCGTTTCAGCCGAAGCACCTGTTGCCGTGTTGTAAGTGCCTGCAGTGACATAACGAATAGTCACATCGCCGCCGAACTTTGCAATGACGGTGCCAGCTACTTTTTCAAGGGATTGAGCAAGTCCCATCAGACGCTATAGACAACGACATGACCAGAGGTCAAAGTAATTGAAGTAAAAAGCACGCCTTCAACTTTGGCCCCAGTGTGCATGTCAATTGCTGACGGTGCGCCTGATCCGTTTTCAGTAATGTTTTCAGAAGTCATCGCGGCAATGACTGAGTTCTTCAAAGCTTCCACCTTGTAAAACC